AATAAAGGAGGCTTTTACACCTCCCTTATTAGTATTACATGTTAAGAGAGTTTTTTCTCTATAGATTTAAAGACATCTAAACCTTCATCTGTTTTGAAAAATGCAGCCATAGCAGCATATGGATGTTCATCAAATGGAACAGTCATTAATTTCTTACCGTTTGATTTCCATTTAAATGTTCTTTGATCATCAGCTAAAATAATTATACCAGCTTCAGTTGCTTTTATAGCAAAATTTCTAAGTTGTACATTATCGTCTTTAGCTAAATCTATGAATAGTTTTGCATCTTGTTTAGCAAATATAAGAATATCTCTTTTTATTTCCTTAGAACTCATCTCTGATACCTTAGATCCCATTTCAACTCTTAATATAGCCTCTGCTTGATCAATACCTATAGATCTTGCTATGTTTAAAGCATCTATTTCTAATTCTAAATCTATTAAATCATCTTTAGCGTTTTCTACTATATCAAGCTCTCTATATTTAATTTTGTTTAAAGGATGATATAAAGATAATACTTTTTGTAATGCTTGATTCTTTTTTAGAACAGTTAAAGCACCGTCTTTAAATATAATATGACCAAGAGTTGCTTCACCTTTTTGTTCATCTTTAAATGGTGAATTTTGATTAGTTGCATATCTAATCTCTCTTTGTTCATTTTTTACCTCATCATACCAAAGTAAAGGTTGTCTTTGTGTATGCTTTGATGGTATTCTATATGTTAAAGGACTTTGGTTATTCATTAATAAATAAGTTCGGTCTTTTATTTCCCAACCATCAGGTTGAGTTACTTTTTTTGTTTTCATAATATGATATAATTAAATAGTTAAAAATAGTAAAGCTGGGGCAAATTAATGCCCCATAACTTTACAAAATACTTATTAAATTCCTTGGAATAAAACAAAGTTGTTAGCAGCTTGTACAACTAAACATCTTTCAGATAGGAAGTTAACCTCCATAGCATCAAGATTTGAAGTATAAGCACCACCAGCAGAACCAGTTAACCAAGACTTCATACGTCTGTCTTCTGTTTGAGAAGCTCTATAACGTACATGTAAGAATGGTCGTCTGATGTTTGTTCCTAAGATTTGATCGTAAACTGTTGAAGTTCCAGCAGGAATTAAAACACCTTCGATTGAAGAAATACCAGTCATAGCACCACGTGTAGAAGCGTCATTTAAGTATTTCCAGTCAGTCTTATAGAAGTCATATGAACCTCTTCTGAAACCACTGAATCCAAGATTCAATGCCATTTCTTCAGAGTTTTCAAATAATCCATAAGCAGTACCTCCTTGTGCTCCAGAAGAAACAAGTGAAAGCATATTGTCAAAATCTAATGAAACTCCTCTTTGTAGGAATAACATATTTTCTTCAATAGCTCCTTGAGTATCAAGATTTTTAAGGATTTCATCAAAGTCATCTAGACCTCCACCAGCATCAAAGCCAACCTCTACGTTACCTCTTGCGTTTATAGCAGAGAATAAACCTTGAGTACCTTTAAAACCAGCATTAGCAGCAGAACCAGCACCAGCAGCGCTAGCAAGTTCACCTTCAACACATACCATTTCTAAGTAGTCTTCGAAACGTAATCTTGTTTCAGATTCAGCTTTTAAGTACCATAAGTAACCAGTAGTTCCGTCTTCTGTAGCAACTTCAACCCAACCGATTTGAGCCATATCTGATCCGTTTATTGTGTAAACGTTTCTGATTATAACTGGTGAGTTAGAAAATTGTGTAAAAGCAGGGTTAATAGTAACCTGTGGTTGTAAAGCATTGTTCTGAGTTAAAGCACCAGCAGCTGCATTAGCAGTAGCCGCACCTTTAACAAATTCTGAACCATATACAAATATTTTAACAGTTGCACCTAAACCGCTAAGATCTGTAGTTAAATATGGAGCAACAGCTAAAACACCTGTAGTAGTGTTAGATGCAGTTACAACACATTTAGCTTCATTACCAGCGTTGTCCATAACTACAATAGTTTGACCAGGACTTATAACATTTCTTGTTACACCTGGAGCTGTTGGAGCTGGAACTGTGATACCGTTAGCTTGATCACTTACACAGCCATCATATGCTATGTGTAATCTGTTTTGTTCTGACCAAATAACCTGGTCTGAAGTCATAGGCATTTCTGCCCCTACCATACGTAAAAAACCAGATAACGTTCTGTTTCCATAACGCTCTACTTCTTGTTCATATATTTCTGGTAAATACTGTTGCGCAAAATCATTTCCTGCAGCAGTATTAAATTGCAAATAATTATTGGCTAATAGTTGCTGGTTAGGAGCAGGAACTATCGCACCAAATTGTGGAAAAATCGACATAATTTATTTTTTTGTTTTTAGTTAAATGTTTTTCTTTTTACTCTTAATTTTGAAGAATCAAGTCCACTTACTGCTTTTACTTTTAAACCTTGTATAAATACATCCCCAGTGTTTGTTTTTCTAGACTCTGTACTTATATTTTTAGACTTAGCTAACTGATCCTTGATAGCATCAGTTTTGCCTTGCTCATAAAAATGTTGGGCCATAGCATCAGCATTTTGTGCTGTATATAAGGCTTTATGATATTCTTTGTGTTTAACTATTTCACCTTCTTTATTAAGAAACTTTCCTATAAAATTTGAAATATCACTTTGATTATCAGCAACACTAGAAGGATCTTTAATACTATATCTAAATTTTTTATCTCCTACATTAAAATCAAAACCTTTGAAATCGTTGTTTAAAAGTTCTTTAGATCTGTTTTTAAAGTCTTCTCGTCTTTTATTATATAACTCTTGTTCTTCGGTGTGTCGGTTGAAAAAATCCATAGCTTTTTGTTGCTCTTGGGTTACGCCGGGCCTCAACTTGATTTCCTCGTAATATTTACCTTTTAAGCTTTCCAAATAGTTTTTGGCTTTTGCAACTTCTTCTTTATACGCAAGTTTTTTCTTTCGAACGTCCCTTGCTTCATCTAATTCCTCGTCAAATGAAAATGAATCTTCTATAATAAAAGATCTTTCTTCACTATCTAAATGAGGTTTAGCTGCTTTGTAATATTCATGTAACAGAGCATCGTTACTTATATTACTATAATCACGATTCAAACGAGCATAGTCATCAACCGTGCCGCCTGTTTCCTCCATAAACTGAACTAATTTTTCTATGTTCTCTGGTAGTTTTTGTGCTTCAACTTCCTGAGGTATTTCTTTTTGTTCTTGTGAGGCAGTGGTAGTTTCATTGCTTCCTGCCACTCTGCTCTCGTCAACGTCACTGTCTTCATCTTTTATTTCTTGTATTGGTGAATCTATTGTTTGTTCTTCAACATCATTTTTATCGGACTCGACCCGTACTTCTTTGTCCACTTTTTCGCTAGACTGGGTAGGTTCGCCCACATCCACTTTCTTTGTTTCTCCGATTTGAATGGCATCTTTTGATTCTGTTTTAGTTTCTTCTTTTTTACTTAAATCTACTTTTATAGGTTTCATTTCATCTTTTTCACCTAATGATTTCATTTTTTTAGCAGACTTTATTTTAAACTCGCCTTCAGTTTTTACCGGCGTAGTATCACTTACTTTTACTTCTTCTTTTACTTCTTTTTCTTTTTTTGACATAATATGATAATATAAAATTAATAACTATTGTTAAGGACTAAATTGTTCTAAACCAAATCCTCCTAATGAATCATTTTCTGATTCAAAATCTGTAGGTAAAAGATCTTTTTGTCTTTGTTCGATCATTTTACTTTGCTGTGTAGCTTGTATCCGTGTTCTTTTATCTTTACGATCTTCAATTTCAGCTTCTCTAGCTGTTTCACGACCAGCTTCCATTTGTGCTAATTGTAATTTATATTGAAACTCTTCAGCCATTAATTGTTTTTTAATGTTAGCTTCCTGTTCCATTCTCTCTATTTCAAATTGAGACTTAGCTTGCTCTATTTGTATTTTTGTTTCAGCAACAGCTTGTTCTTTCTGTACATCAGCTAAAGCAGCTGCTTCAGATGACTTTTGATTTGCTTCGCCTTGTGCTTGTATATTTTCTAATTGAGCAGCTCTATCTTTATCTTGTTTTCTTTTCTGCTTAATTTTAAGCATTTGATTAGCAAGCTTTATATTAGATATCTCTCTTAAATCTATTGCATCTTCTAATCCAATATTACCCGCTTGTAAAGCTATTTGTATACTTTTTTCTAATTGAGCTTGTTCTTCTTCATCAGGTTCTAACTCCAAAAATATACCAAAATCATGCATGTGTAATTTTTCTACTTCTTCTAATGTTGATGTATTAAAATTATTTATGCTTTTAATCAATGAATCTCTAGTAAGAGGAAAATTTAACATATCTGAAACTCTTAAACTAACATTTTCGCATGTTCTTACTGTCATGTACATTAATGACTGTAATATATGTCTTGTGGCTGTATTAGAGTTAGCAGCTGCTAGTTTTTGTAAACCTACTAAAGCATTTTTATCTGGTGTACTACCATCTCGAGCTTCATTTAATCCTGTTACATCTCTTATCATTTGTAAATAATACTGATAAGTTTGTATCATTGATTGTATTTTAGAGATACCAGAAGAACTTTGTAATTCTTGTATAGGTATTTTACCTCTATTAGGATCACCATCTTGAGTTAATGATCTACCTACAACACTACCAGTTTGAAAGTACATGTTTAGCGCTTCTGCAGGATTATAATTTGTTCCATTACCTAAATCCACTTCAGATAATCCATCAGCATCAACATATACACCATCAGGAACTATTCTAGCAAGTACTTGTTGTAACTTCAAATGAGTTAATTGAATCATATCTGCAAAACCTATAGTTTTACTTACAATAGACTCTATTCTACCTTGATACATTCTAGGCGCTGATAGTATATAGTTCATATTAACTTTAGTAGTATCAGCTATAGGTCTTGTCATATTCTCAGCTAATCTCCAATCTAGCATTGTATCTCCTAAACCTAATACCTTAGCACCAGTATATAAAACCTCAATTGATCTTGATGCTCTTTTAAAATTATCACTTTCTGGTGGTTTCCAAAAGTCTGGCTTTTCTAATGTTTTTTCTAAACCTTGTTCGGTTTGTTTTATTTTAAATACTTGATCGTGATATGTTTTATATTCAAAAAATAATACTTGAACCATATCTTTTTGGTTTTGACCCCAATAACTATTATTAAAAGAGTTTCTACCTGGATATTTTTGTATTTCTTCTAAATCTGCATTTGTTAAATTAGGAAATTGTTTTTTTACCTCAGATAATGATAAGTTTTTTACTTCTCCTACGTAATATAAATCTTCAAAGTTAGGATCTTC